TGGAAGACCGAGCGCCTGCTTGAAGCATGCGGGCCGACCGCGGTCTTGGGACTGCTCCGGCTTTGGGGAGACGCGCAGAACAAGCGCCAGTGGCGCGGTCTGACGCTCAACCCGCGCAAGCTGGCCGCGATCATGCGCCACGATGGCGATGCCGACGCGCTGTGGGCCGCGATGACCGACAAGGACTCGCCGTGGCTCGACGAGGAGCCGGAGGGCACTTGGGCCATTCATGGCTTTGAGCAGCACAACCACCAGCTAATCCGGTGCTGGGACATCGGTCGCAAAGGTGGTCGCCCTAAAGACAATACTAATACTAATAATAGGGTAGGGCTTGGCGCATATGAAAAGCATATGGATACCATATGCAAACCATATGGTTTTTCTACAGAGGTGGCCCAGACCCCCACCTTGGAGGAGTTCAAGGCCGCGGCGCTTTTGATGGGCGTCGAGGAGGCCATTGCCGAAGAAGTCTGGCACGACAACGAGTCCCGCGCCTTCGCCCCAACCGGCGAGTGGACGGACTGGAACGGTCGCCCGATTGTCAACTGGCGCTCCAACCTCAAAGCCAGAGCCGCCCAGATTGCGCGTAAACGGCCCTCCAAGGCTTTGACTAAACCCAAGGGTGTCTGGGATGCCAAACAGGGCATTGACGCCTTAAACGCGAAGCTGGAGCGATTGAAGGCCAATCCGAAGAATCGGCGGCATAAGCCAGAGACTCCGTGGGAAACCGAGTGGACGCCGGAGGCGAAAGTGGAGGTGGCCCAGATCCGCGCCAAGATCCGCGAATTGGAAGGGGTGGTGGCCGCGTGAAGTTGGAACTGCTGCCAATCACGCTGCGCGAGGCCAACGACTTTGTGGAGCAGCATCACCGGCATAGTGGCCGCACCAACCGCGACGGCGGCAAGTTCGCCATTGGTTGCGGCAGCGACGAGGGCGGGCTGGCTGGCGTGGCCATTGTCGGAAATCCAGTCAGCGCCACGCTTATGGACGGCTATACAGCCGAGGTGACCCGCGTGTGCTGTTGCCCAGAGGCTCCGAAGAACGCGCCATCGATGCTTTACGGTGCCGCGTGGCGGGCGTGGAGGGCGATGGGCGGAAGGCGGCTGGTCACCTACACGCTGCAAACCGAAAGCGGCGCAAGCCTGCGCGGAGCCGGATGGAGGATTGTGGCCGAGGTCAAAGGGGGGGGCTGGAATCGTCCAAACATCGACCGCATCCGGCGCTGGAAACCAATCTACGGACAGCAAAAGTTTCGATGGGAGGCGGCGTGAAGTTATTCCAACACCAGATGGCACACTGTCGTTATGGCGTCCATTTCTCGCTTGCCACTGCGGCAAAACTCAAGCCGCTCCTCATAGTCAAAATCGGCGTTGGCTTCAACGACCATGCCGCGCAAGGCTTGAAATTCCAGCTTGGTAAGGCGCAGAACGTAGCCGCGCCGCGTGCGTTTAATAGAGGACTTTGTTTTCATCATAAGGAAGTAGCCAGCGAGCCGCAAAAGTTCAACAGCTACTTTGCATTTGACCACACCCATAAAATCGCCACATGGCCAACAGTCTTGAAGACTTCATTGCCTACTCCATGCAGGACGACGAAACCGCGGTGATGAATATCCTGTGCGAACACTGCCCGCTTGTTTCCGACAACGCCGTCTGGGCCGCGGACGTCGCCAATACCGGCGAGGTCATCGCGTGGATTCATCGCAACCCGCAACACTTTGGTCGTATCGGTTTAGTCAAAACCAGACGGCGATGAAACTTTCCGGCGGCAACGTGGCGTCAACGTATAGATGGCAAGCGCCATATCTGTGTGTGGGGCACTGCTTCGGTATTACGCTATCCGAAGCCCGCCGGAACTTTTTCCGATGATGTTGGAACTGCAACGCTCGTTCCCCGTGGACACGCCTATTGGCTACGGCTGGGCCATCATCGTGTCCCGCGAGAGCGGGCTGGCCAACGACATCTGGACATGCGCGATGGAGCGCGACGGCGCGATTTGCCACTTCCGCAGCGATCAAATTTCAGCACTGCCCAACGGCACGCTGGATATCACAAACACAAACACACCATGCAATACAACGACGACAACCGAGGCGCGGCATTCCCGCGCACGAGCGATAATCCAAAAGCTCCAAAGTGGTCTGGCCCCGTTAAAATCGAAGGCCGCGACTACGAAATCTCCATCTGGGAGCAAACGAGCAAAAGCGGGAAGGAGTTCCTCTCGCTGAAGTTTGGGCCTCCGTGGGTGCCGAAGGAAAAGAAGGGCGACTACAACGCGCCGAAACCGGCGGCACCGCGGACAACTGACGAACCGGCGACTGACGACGACATTCCGTTCTGATGTTCACTGTTGCTGTTCCATCGTTTGTCGTCGAAGCGAGCCGCGAGTTTGCACAATCGTGCAATCTTGGCAGGCGCGGCGACGGCAGCGATGGGACGCACGAGCAGCAAACGGTAGGAGTTATAGCGCAAAACATGGCCAACTTGGCCTTGGGGCGAGCGTTTGTTGAACCTTCCGAGGAACACGACGGCGGAACTGATTTCGTCGTGTTTGGTCAAAGGCTGGACATTAAAACGATGGGTAGATCGGTGGACGTCGCGCTCAATTACGTCAACAATCTGGTAGCTTCGCAGATGCGATTGAATGCGGATGCGTTCTTGTTTGCCAGTTACAACGTCAAGACGAGCGCACTGACTGTTTGCGGGTGGTTGCCGAAACCGTTGTTCAAAAAGCGGTCGTCGTTTTTTGCCAAGGGTCAAAGGCGCACGCGGAACGACGGATCATCCTTTGAACTGAAGGCCGATATGTATGAGGTGGCTAATAGTTCCATTTGCCACAAAGCGCAAAGCTGGCCGGAGCTATGGGTGGAGGTTGCTTTGTATGCGAAGGCACGGCGTATGTTTGAAACGATGGACGCCAAAACGGAGGACGCTGTGCTTATGCCCAATGGCGAATACACATGGTAAGCGACACACCCGAAACAGACGCTTTCATTGCGTCGCTGAACGACGATTGGGATTACGAATTTGCCGCGCTTACTTCCCACGCCAAGAAGCTGGAGCGCGAGCTACGCAAAGCCCGCGAGCAATGTCACAAGCTGCGCTTGGAACGCATGGCCGCTGACCGCGCTTACGCGGACATCTGCCGCGAGATGGAATTAAAGGGGGCCAGCCAATGAAGATCGACTACGCCATCCAAACCAGCGAACGCACCCGCAACCGGCTGGCGCTTTGCGAAAACTGGACGCGCCATGTTCAAGCGCCGAGCACCGTCCGGTTTGTCAGCGACGAGCAAGTCAGCCGCGGTGATTATTTGAGCGCGATAGACAAGACGATCTACGCGCTCGACACGTTCCAGCCGCGCTACGATTGGCTGTATATCGTAGACGACGACGGCTATGTGGTCCCACGGCGACTGGAGTTGCGACTGATCGATCTGGACCCCGACGAGCATCACGCGATTGGCTGCGTGCAGGGCGTGCTATCGAACGCCACGCACAAGTTTCCGGCGCTGCATGGCGGGTGCGGCTTTGCTTTGTCGAGAGCGACGGCGCTGGCACTGCAACAGCGGCACTGGCATGGCGAACTGGTGCGACACCACCGGAGCAGCGACGGGACGGTGGCGATGAATCTGCATTTGATTCGCGTGGTGCCGACCGGCGACGAGCGATTCACCGCGGCCATTGCGCGACCGGAGGACACTGACACGTTTATTGCGTGCCATCGGGTGATTCCGCATCCGGAACACTTGATGCACTTGCCACGACTCAACAGCGCACAACTGAACATAGTTGAGGCGAGCGTAAGCGAGCCGAATAAGATAGAGCGGGGTAGTCAAAACGTGGTCAATGTTTTAGTTTGACCAACAGAGTAAAAAAGATTCACGACATGACCTCTCAAACCGAAAAAGACAAGCGCATCGATGCGATTGCCGACTGGATCATCGACGGCGTGCGGTACTCTGAACTTGTTGCAAAAACTTGCAGTGAGTGGAAAGTCTGTCCGCGGACTGCCTACAGCTACATCGGCGCGGCCAACGCCATCGTGCGCGACATCCGCATGACCATGAAGGAATCGCTGGTGCGCGAGGTGGCCGACAACCTCAAGGACACCTACGAGTCAGCGCGGCGCGAGAACGACCACAGTGCCGCGACCGGCGCGATGCGCGAACTGGTCAAGCTGCTGGGCTTGGCCGAGGCCGAGAAGCAGGAGGTGAAGCATGACCTCACCGACGAGTTTGTTGGCGTCTTCCGCGGGATCGTGAAAGCCAGCGACAAACCGGCGTGACGACCGACGACTTGGCCAACCCGCTTTGGCGGCTCCGCAATCTGTATCACATAAAGCGGGCCGACGACGGGCGCATCATCAAGTTTGCGCCGAGGCCGGAGCAGCAGCTGGTCTACGACATGCTATTCAAGCAGGGCGTCAAACGACTCATCATCTTGAAGGCGCGGCGTCTGGGCATGTCTACCGCGCTCGACGTCCTATTGACCGACCAGATGCTGTGGAACGCGGGCACCCAGTGCAGTCTTGTCGATCAGACCGCGGCGGATGCCGAGCGCAAGCTGGCCACCATTGCCAAGATTGCTTTGGACAACCTCCCTCCGGTCGCCTTGCAGTGCATTGAGAAGGTGCGCGACTCCGGTTCGATCCTTGAGGTCAGCGTGGCCGGTGAGGCCGCGTCGTCGTTCTTTGCCGGTCTACGCGCCCGCGGCGGCACCAACAACTGGCTGCACCTCTCCGAGTGGGGCGTCATCCAAGCCGACGACCCGCGGCGCTCCGAGGAAATTCTGACCGGCGCGATCCCGTCCGCGGAGCATGGCCGGATCATAATTGAAACGACTTGGAAGGGTGGGCGAGGGGGCCACTTGTGGGAAATTGTCAAGGGGGCCTTGGAGACGCCGGAAGCGGCCAAGACAGACAAGGACTGGCGCGTGGTCTTCTTCCCTTGGTGGAAAGATCCGACCTATGTGGTCGAAGGCGATGTGTCCACTGTTAGTCCGGCGATCAGTCAATACCTTGACCAGATGCAGTCACAAACAGGCCACACTTTTAGTGACCAGCAGCGCCTTTGGTATGACCGCCAGTCCCGCGACCTTGGCCTTTTCATCTTCCGCGAGTTCCCCACCACCTTGGACGAGTGTTTCAAATCGCCGGTCGAGGGCGCGATCTACGCGGGCGAACTGGACAAGCTCCGCGCCTCCGGTGCGATCAGCGCCTTCAAATACGACAACTCTACGCTTGTGCATACCGCGTGGGACTTGGGTTCGCCGGTCAATACGGTCGTTTGGTATTTCCAAGTCATCCGCGGCAACGAGATCCGCGTGATCGACTGCGACCTCGACCTCGACCTCACGCCGGTCCAGCGCGTGGCCCACATGCAGGCGAAGGGCTACCCGTTGGGGCACCATTTCCTGCCGCATGATGCCGCGGCGACCCGAACCTCTGGCAAGGCCGACGCCCAAGTCTACACCGAGGCCGGACTGGCCAACGTGCGCGTCCTGCCGCGGACCCATGACATCTGGATTGGCATCAACGCCTGCCTGCAAATGTTCCCGCGGTTCTCGTTTCGCCTGCCTGCCTGCGAGCGCGGGCTGGATGCACTGGCCAACTACGCCTACAAGCGCAGCAGCGCGACCGGCATCGTGGTCAACGAGCCAGTCCACAACTGGGCCAGCCACGCCGCGGACGCGCTTCGCATGATTGCCGA